CGTGATGATCTGCTGGAAGGCGCTCGCGCGCTGAGTTACCGCACCGCCGCCGTATGGGTCTTGGTAGAACCCGATTGCGGCTCCCGAGATGCCGAGGTAAGCGGGTCCGCCGCCTCCACCAATCGGGTGCTCGGTGATGTTGGTCGCTGGGCCAGGATTTGGCATGATTGTCTCTCCTTAAGACGTGACGCGGGTGCCAAGCTCTTGGTAGAGCGGTGCCCAGCCGTAGAGCACATCCAAACGAGTCGGGATGGCGTCGTTGTTGATCGTGTATTGACGCACTACACGAATGGAAAGCCCGATTTCCTTGTCGGACGCCCTGCCAGCGAAATGCACACCTTCCGGCAGTTCAAGGTCAGCCACCGCTAGCGTGTACGCATTGCGATGGAAGAGAATGTTCTGCGGGGCGGTGACTGCGTTGGCCGTTCCGGTAGCAAGTGACGATGCCGTGACTGCCGCACCGCCGCCTGGCGTATTGCTCACGTTCTGGAACTGCCCGCCATAGATAAGCGCTGGAGTAACCACGACGTTGAAGTTGCCTGCGCCTGTCTGCGTCACCGTGGAGGTTACGACGAAGTTGCGCGTCCGGTTCTGGCCGTAGGGCTGGCGGTTCTGCGGGTTGACTGGCTGCACGCCCGCGAACTGGATCACGTCTCCTTGGTTCAGCGTCACCGTTTGGGTCGTGCCGATGCTGATGGTGGACGTTGCCGCCCAGCCAGTAGCCAGACCCTGGTTAGCGCCGTTCACCGTCAGCGCCCCGGCGACTGTCGCCCAAGAGCCGAAGGTCTGCGAGACCACGTTCTGATCCATCTTCCAGTTCATGCCGCCAGAATCACGTCCCATCAGTCCCTTGCGGTACTGATCACCGATGGCACTGTCTGGCACGAAAAGACCTTTCAGGGCATCGACGATGGTTGCCGAAGTGAAGGGCTCGACCACGACGCACCGACGCCCATCACGCGGCGCACCCTCGGCATCAAGGAGCGCACCAGCTTGCAGGTAAGTGAGTAGGCCAGTCGGCGGGGTGCCGACAGTGCCCACGATGTTGGCGGTGTTGTTCTTCGCCATCACCAGGCCATCTCGGTCCACCTTGTTGGCAATCGCCGCAACGCAAGGCTTCAGCACCCGATCTGAGAACATATCGAGCGAGAGCGCTAGGTCTTGCGTGGTGAACTGCGTATCGACGTGGAACTGGGTAGTGAGGACAACGGGGACCGAAGTCTCGTTGAAGTCCTCGACCGATAGCGCTGGACCGGTCGTACCGATGAATCGTCCTGGACGGCGGACGTTAACGGTATTGCCGATCTTTGCGCCCACTACCGCGAACTGGTCATCGTATTCGCGGTTGACCTCACTCGTGAAAGTGAGTTCGTTTTCCAGAACCATCAACGCTTCGTTGGTGATCTTGGAAATGGTGAGCAACGTGTTTGGCACGGTGTTTCTCCATGAGTTTAGGGGTGCACCAGTAAAGACGGCGCTTCTCTAGGTCTGAGACTCATGGACCCTGCACGGATGTGCCCTGCTTAACGCCCAGGTAGGCGAATGTTCGCGGTAGGCCGCTACCCAGCTACTTGATCTTCCCTGCCTTACGATCCGCCTTCCATTGCGCGTAGGTGCCTGTATATTCACCTTGCGCATTGACTGGCGCATCTGCCGACGCGTTCGCTCCCTTGAGGGGCGCGATAGGCGCTGGCGCTTTCGAGACTTCGACTTCTTTCTTTGGTTCTGCCTTCGCTTCCGCCTTAGGCGCTGGCTTAGTGGAGTACTTCTCCTCCAGCTTTCCGATCTCCTTCAATGCCCGCACTAGCGGCATCTTGGCGAGGCTCGCCGTGTATTCCTGGTCGTCTGCGAGATGGAGCAGAATTCTCGGCCCTACCTTACCAGCGTCGATGATCGCGTCCCGCACTTCGTTTGCAATCAGTACCGTGGACTTATCAAGACGCGCCTGGTAGTCAGGTACTTCCTTCGCTACCTCGGTCACGCCCTCTTTCCATGCTGACTTTGCGCCCTCCTGCCGCTGCGCCTGCTCGCGGGCTGCAAGGCGTAAATCTGCCCGATAGTCGATCCGCGCATCTTCGTACTCTTCGTCCGTCTTGAATTGATCTCGCTTTGGCTCTGCGCTTACTTGCGTGGGTGGCGGGGATAACTTCTCGCGTAACTCTGCCGCTTCCTTCTCTGCCTTTTCTGCTCTTTCGCTTTGCTTCACTGCCTCGGCTTTCGCCGCTTCGCGTTGCTGCGTGAGCTCGGAAAAGCGCTCCTTGATGGGATGCTTCTTTTCCTCTTTGGCTTCTTCCTTCTTCGGTTCCTCTGGCTTCGGCTCGGCCTTTTCAGGTTCGGCTTCGGCTTCAGGTTCCGCCGTTTTTTCCTTCACTGGCTCTGCGCTTTCCGCCTTTGGCGGCGCTGCGATATCCAGCTTGTGGTTCATGAACTCCGCACGGTTCTCGCTCGTCACCACGACGCGCGACGCGGGTACTGCCTGCTCTGCTTCTGGCATTGCGATGCCCTCGGATAAGCCCCGGAAGCGCCGGGTACGCTTTACTGCACCGTCTGTCCTGCTGTTTCTTCCTGATCTGACTTGGCCTCAAGCTGCCTTTCTTGCAAGGCCGATTCATTCTTGAATTCCTCCATCATCTCGCGCAGGCGATGCCCGTGTTCTGTCTTGCTCGTCAGGATACGAGCCAGGGCATTGATCTCGGCGACATGCTGCGCTGAGAGGGCGAAGACCTCGCTATCGTGCTGCTTCTGCCTCTGCGTGGTCTCGCGCTCGTGCGCGTCGTTCGTTTCCTTCATGAGAGCTCGCTTCGTCGCGCCCTCTTCCTTGATGCCCTGCAAGCCGTGCTTGTATTTGATCTCAAGGCCCATCTGCTGCATCTGCTGTCCTGCCTGTTTAAGTTGCTCCTGTAGCTGCTTGATCATCATCTGCACGCGTGGCGGAATGTCGGATTTCTCGTCGATTTGCGCCATCGGGTTAGCCGCCGCTAGGCGATCGGCAATCGTCTCCGCTCCGGGAAAATCCATGTTCCTGAACCAGAGGTCTCCGATAACCTGCATCAGTTCCTTATTCGCGCCGAGAATCTGACCAAGGTTTTCGACCGCTTCCTGCCGAAGCGTACCCATGCCTGGGCCGGTATCCATCACTACATCGTACTCGGCCACAGTCAGGTCGTTCTTCACAGTGATAGCACCCGGTGTGCCATCTTCTCCAGGCGGCTCCTGCACTCTCTCGTTTACCGTCACCATCGAGGGTTTGCCATCGTCGCCAATGATCCTCATCTGGCGCTGCACGTCGTAAGTCGAAGGCGTCCAGCCCAAGATGATCCGCGCCGCGTGCTTAATCGAGCGAGTCAGGTTATCGAAGTAGTTGTAATTCGATATCTCAGACTGCATCGCCTCGCCGCGAATCGCCTTTCCTGACTTGTTGCCGTCCGTCTTTACCTGCGGATCGTAGACGCCTAGTACGCGCTTCAGGTTCTCCCCTGCAATCGTCGCATTGGCGAGCGCCGCTGCATCGACTTGCGACGGCTCGATCCTTTGCGGCGGCGGTGCAGGCTTGCCGTCAACGTCCACAGTCTTGTAGCGAAGCACCGGGAAGGCCCGAGTATTCGCCTGCGCGAACTCGTTCTCATGCCCCTCGTCCTGCCCTTCGGCGAGAAGCCATTTCGCCTTCGGCATCATGGCGGCTTGTTCCGTCATCGCCGTCTGCCAGAAGTTGATCATCGTCTGCGGGTCGCGCGCAAAGCGCACTAGCCCGAAGCGCTTGCGTTTCCCGTCCAGAATGACCTGAACGCCGTACACCGGCACGACCGGGATATAGCGCCCAGGAATGATCTTCTCTTCCAGAACCTCAAAGCCGGTCTGTTTGCACCATTTGACCTGACGCTTGTAGCTAGGCCGCGTTCCCTTGATGACGATGCCTGCCTGAGAAAGAATTTCCTCGGGCGGCAGCGAATCTCCGTAGAGCGTCGTTCCGTCCGAGAGCATGACGAGCTCGGCCTTCACCCGCGAGACGTACATATACTCGGCGAGGCGAATATCTTCTTTCGTCACCCATTCGTTTTGCATCTCGCCAGTGCCAGTCTCTCGAAAGCCCTGATCCTGCGCACCTGGGTACTGCTTCCTGAACATCTTCTTCGTCATCAGGTCCGTGACCAAGCAGCGCTCGGAGTCAGACCCATCAGGCAGGCTGCTATTCGGGTCGAAATACACCGTGAACGGATTCTCGATCTGCCCTACATAGATATCCTGATCAAATGAGTCGTCGCGGATGTAGTCCGTGTAGAGCCTGAAATACCCGAAGCCCATCGTGATCGCAAAAGAGAACGCGAGATCGTAGGCGTTGTCGGCGTCCGAGTTCACCTCGATATGCCGGCACAGCCCTTTAAGCGTCTTCGCTACCTCGATGCTCGCCCGCCCGCCAACCGGGTGCGGATTCATCCTCGGTCGCTGCTGGCGCTGCTGGTTCTCGATCTTCCTGATGTAAGCGTCGGTCTCGTTGATCGTCAACGCAGGCCGAGATTCAAGTTTGCGACTATTGATGATCTCCGCAGGCCACTGGTCGCCGTACCTGAAATTCAGGTCTTGCAGAGCCTCTGCGCGCGAGGAACCTTCCGCTTCGGTGCATAGTCGCAGAAAGTCAACCGCATCTTCGTGGCTAGCCATGCCCAGCTTCAAACTCCGAGGCGTGGAATCCTTGAAAATTACGGTATGCCGCTGCTGATGCAACCATCCTCTGTGCCGCTGCTTCGGTACTTCGTCTATTCCCTGTCTTCGCTATCTGGTGGAAGTTCTCCCACTTGGCGAAGAAGTCGCGTAG